GACGATGTTGACGGACTTTCCACCGGAGGCATTCACCTTAGGCTTGGAGTATCCGACGTGGCGGGAGGAGTCAAACTCGGTAGCGTTCACAATCATGGGGGAGGCCATTCTCTGGTCTATATAGACGGACTATCTCTAAATCAATTTTCCGAGTAAATCATAGGGTAATAGCCAATATAGAACCCTACATGACGTAGGGAGCCATTCCAGGTTTTCCACTATTTCTCTCTAGTTATAAAAGGATACCATGTGGGCATATTTAGGACTCGGGGCAGCAGAAATGCTTCTACTACGGGCACCGACAGCGATGGTGGAACTGACTGCCCGAGGTAGTCTGTGGGCTGTTGGTAAGGCGTACAACTGGTATAACCCGCAGGTGTCCGAGACCAAGCAACTACAAATCGAGCTGGAGAGAATAAGATTCGAACTGAACGAACTCCGCGACCCAGAGTGGGTAATTGTTGACAAACCCAAATAAAACTTTGTGTCCACTTCTGCTATGGACAACATCGCTCTAGAGGTTACCGAACGCCAGTCCCATCCTATACGTAGACCACCGCCGACCTCGGAACACACAGACCTGTTCGGGGATCCCAGCGCCGGACCAGGCAGCTCAACCGGAACTCTTGGTACCTCTCCCCCTTCGTTTACAGCCACTCTCTTCTCCTGCTGTAGCGGAGACTGGGCGCCACGCCATAAACGCCGAGAGATGCAGTCCCCGCTCTTCAGCCCTCGCAGCATGCCTCCCCAGAACATGATAATCGAACCTATGGATGTCAGTCTCGCCTATTAATTAGTATTCGTAGGAAATACCAATTAGTAGAAAATTAGGAACGTTGCAGCTAATCAGACTAGCTTAGGCAGTGTCGGCTGCCTTGGTCGCCTTCGCGAAGTGTGGGCTCATGTACTTCTGCAGATTGAAGTAGGTCAGTTCCTCACCGGCCTTCAGCTTCAGAAGACCCGCCAGCTTCTTGTCGGCGTTGATCTTGCGACCGTTATCCTTATCCTGCAGACCCTGCTTGCGGATGTAGGCATTGATCTCCCGGGTGACCTCAGTGCGAGCCATCTCGGTTCCCTGTGTCTTCCCGAGGAAGGCCGCAAGCTCGTTGCTGATGAGTGTGGGCTTCACAAAGCCGCTAGGAGACCGGTTACCAGCCTTGCGCTTACGCTTCTGACTGGCCTTCTCGGCAGCTCGCAGTTCCCTGCCAGCCTTCTTCTCGAGAGCCCGGAAGCTTTGCTTCAACTCGGACATGAGGGTAGATGCTTGCTGTAGTTTAGTCATAAATCCAGTGAAGTCTGCCTGCAGGGATGCAGCAGCAGACGACTCCGTCTCTGGGGCCTCGACAACCGGAGCAGCCTCGACGACTGGCTCGGCCTTAGGCTTCTTGGCGGGGGCAGATTTGGCGGCTGGCTTAGCCTCAGCGGGGGACTTCTTTGCACGGGGCATTCTATACTGTACCTACACAAGACTTTTTTAAGTGTTTTAACGCACTAAAAGCTATAACCATTACCGGTGTGAGTCCCTAAATATTTTCATTGGGTCGACACCACGGCGTCATACAACCATGGCAACGCATTGGCGGCCCCAGTGCTCACTAAAGTGAGCGCGCACAAGACGTAGTTTGCTCCCAAACTCCTCGCGCCAGGGTTCGTTCCTCGTTTCACCATCCCCTCCATTATTCCCAGAGCCGTTCTTCTCAGTCCGCCATGCGACCTTGTCGGCAGTCCAGGGAGGTCCACTCCTCGGAACGGGTTCCCATCCGGAGGACAAATCTCTCTCTTAACAGCGTCCTGTAACTGCGCCCTATACCCCCATATGTCTGCGAGTTCTCGAATGAACCTAATCAGCTGTACTCTTCCAAGATCCCAGAACCAGGTGTGGTTCGTTATGTTCCCTAGTGCATCTATACTCTGAAAGAGGCCGACTACTCCGAGCTCGAGACGCTTCTCGGGACTCAACTGATCTTCCTCGGGAGCACTAAAATGTATCCGCTGTCCCGCGACGGCGGAAAGCCGAATTAGCCGGTTGACATCGCGATTCATTGTTGCAGGAAACGGCTCCCGCGTGTAGGGATTGCATACGCCTCCTTTCGCCAACAGCTTGTAGAGAGACTCGATGTCAAACCCATAGACCTTCCCGTCATGGGGACAGGTGTAACTGATGAATTGCCCCGGAGCCACATCCGATAGTTTCTCCATGGAGAAAAAGTCGGTCTCGTTCACACAGTTATCCCGTTTCATGTACCCAGCCCCACGAAGCTTGTTGCACAGCCTGCACAAACGTACCCTCCATGCGCGCTGGATTCGCCGCGCGTAGAGAGATTGTCGCAAATATTCATACAAGCGTCGAAGAAGCTCCCCCTTCGTTCCAGAAACCTTGAGCTTATGCCACCTACACATCTCCTTGAGTTGCTTGACGTTGTAGTTCTTGCTCACAACAGTCTCATGTTCCCCAATCTGTGCAACCTTGAACTCTTCATCCGAAACTCTACGTACCGTGCTCTTTCCAACATTCCCTCTTCTTCGCACCGCGGCCCTACTCCGCGTCACCGCCGATGAAGACTCCTCAGAGAGAACCAGATTGCTCATATACATACTCACGGCATTTTCTTTTCATACCGTTTCAAAAAAGAAACCAATGTCATCAGCGTTCTAAGTAAACAGGAAGTCGTACTGGCCTAGAAAGGCCCGCAGAGCCTCGGAATTCTTCGGAGGAGGTTGTCCCAGCCGCCCGCCTCTCCGGCGCCGCAAGACCTTCGGCACCTCCACATCATTGAGATCATACATCAGGTAAGCCGACCAGAATTCACACTCGTCGACCGCCGCTCCATCGCTGCCGGACTCAATGAGCCAGTTTGTAAAGGACCCAGTCGCGCCGCTCGACTTGAACCGAGTGAATGCCGAGTAGGCACGCCCAAACCCCTGCGTTTCGCGATTATAGTCGGTCCCTGCCGCTACGCATACACCCCGAAACTCCTCGGGAGTCATTCCCAGGTCGCGAAGGATGGCGGAATAGTCGTAATGAACGACCGTCTCTCCAAGCACGCTCAAGTAACGCAGTACTCGGGGACAACCATAGGCAAACAGATCGGTATCGTCGCTCAAACATGCATCGACCGCGCGGCACAGGACCAGCTTCGCGCACAGGCGCTCCGCCTCGCCATCCGCGACCGTATAGCCGATGCCAAGACACGTGAGGAGCGTCTTCACGGAGGTTATATCGTCGTCCGTCAGGCGCGTGCACTGGCGACGAAGACGCTGAATGCGCGTGTTAAAGTCCCGAACCTCAGTAGCGCCCGCACTCGCAGCGAGCTGCTCCAGACGAGTCAGTTCGTCCCGGGCCTCTTGGCGCCGCGTCTTTCTCTCCTCCAACGCCGCCAGCTTCTCGGCGGGAGGACTTCCGTCAAACACGAAGTGCAGTTCTATTCCGTGATGCTCCAGGAGAGACACCATCGCATACATGCCACCCACTAGGTCGTCTTGGGCCTGATACCTGTACATGTAGATGCTCGCATCCACCACTACTCGCGTCCCCCGCAGACTGGCCAGGGTTCTCGTCGAGCTTCCGCGGCGCCCGCTATTCTTGACGTAGGTGCTCAGTCCTTTAATACCCATGGTTTCTGTGCTAGGGAGAAACCGACACCATGATTCAATTTTCTGGGTTTTTTCTCCCGAGCTATTATAGATGGACAGAACGAACGCACTAGTCATCGTCTGTCTAGCGGTAGTCGTATTACTCTTTACCCTGCACCCACAGACGCTCGAGGAGTTTAACCCCCTCAAAACCTCACCTCAAGACAGACGCATCCTGGTCATATACACCGGAGGCACCATAGGCATGAAGCATACGAGCGCAGGCTACAAGCCCGTCAAAGGCTACTTCGAAAAACAATTAAGAGAGATCCTGAATCTACACGCCGACATATCAGGCAAGTTGTCGCCATACGATGTAATCGAATATGACCCGCTCATCGACTCATCGAACATGACCCCTAAGGAGTGGAACAAGATGATTCGAACCGTGCAGAACCACTATGACGCATACGATGGCTTCATCATTGTTCACGGAACAGACACCATGGCCTACAGCGCATCGGCCCTGTCCTTCGCGCTCAAAGGGCTGGAAAAGCCCGTGGTTCTTACCGGCTCCCAGATCCCGCTCAGCCGCGTCCGCAACGACGGGATAAACAACCTTCTCTGCTCTTTACGATACGTCTCCCTCTATAATGTGCCTGAGGTTGTGATCGTATTCGGGAACGCCATCCTTAGAGGCAACCGAGCCGTCAAGATTAGCTCCAATCGCATTGATGCTTTTGGAAGCCCTAACTTCCGAAGCATCGGTGGATTCGGATACGCTCCGGACGTCCTCCTCGACACCTCCCTGATAGAAAGCAGTCAAGGAGCCTATACATACACAGGAGGACTCGAAGTGACTGAGTACGACGAAGACGTGAAAGTCCTTACGCACATGCTCGCGCCCGGAGCCGCGAACACCGCCTTTCTCTCCGGAGCCACCCCCGATAGGTTCCTCGATATAGACCCCAGTATCAGAGGCGTCATCATACGCACGTTTGGAATCGGAGATGCACCCTCAAGGGATCCTGGATTCGCCAAGACCCTTTCCCTGCTCAAAGAGAAGAACATTACTGTCCTGAACATATCCCAATGCATCGAGGGCAGGGTTGACCAGGGGGACTACGCTACTGGGTCTTTCTTGAAGAGCAAGGGAGTAGTTTCCGGACAGGACCTGACCTACGAGGCCGGCTACTGCAAACTCCTTTTCCTCCTTAGTCTGTACAAAGGGAACATACAATCCGTCAAAGATGACCTGCGGACGAACCTTTGTGGAGAGCTGTCCAACAAACTTACCCTCGTGGACGTGACCAATCCAGGTATCTAACTTAACGACTATATAAAGGTATCGCTTCATTGCAACCAAGATGGAATCCGTATGCGGTTTCGATGAAGCAAGCAAAGCACGGAACAAGACACGCGTAGCGGAGGAGCCAAAGGCACAGATGGACAAGATTACGCTCATCGGCTGCGGCCGCCTCGGCCTGTGCACCGCGTTGTGCTGGGAGAGGGCGGGGTACGAGGTGCTGGCCGTGGACATTAACAAGTCCTACGTCAGCTCGCTCAACGACAAGACCTTCTACAGCACGGAGCCGCGCGTCATGGAATTCCTTCATGCCAGCACCAAGTTCAAAGCGACAACCGACATCAGCGCCGGTATCACACACTCCGACCTCATCTTCATCCTCGTGGACACGCCAAGCACAGGCGGGGACAGACACTATGACGTGTCGCGCCTGGGGAAGGTGCTGAATCGCATCAACGACCACAAAGTCAGCAACAAGCACGTCGTCGTGGGATGCACCGTGATGCCTGGATACTGCAAGAACATCGGCGCAAACCTCCTTCGTGACTGCACCAACACCACACTGAGCTACAACCCAGAGTTCATCCAGCAGGGAGACATTATCCGTGGCTTCCTCAACCCGGATATGGTCCTGATTGGGGAGGGCAGCAAGGAGGTGGGGGACATCCTAGAGTCTGTGTACAACCGCACGGTTGAGAACGAACCTGTGGTGAGCCGCATGAGCCCATCCAGTGCAGAGATCTGCAAAATCAGCATCAACTGTTTCATCACCACTAAGATTTCATATGCCAACATGGTTGGAGACATTGCAGACAGCACGCCAGACGCAGACAAGCACCAGATCCTGAAGGCTGTGGGTGCTGATAGCAGGATTGGCAAAAAATGCCTCATGCCCGGATATGGCTTTGGGGGACCTTGCTTCCCCCGTGACAACCGTGCACTGGGGGGCTACGCAAAGACAATTGGAGTGAAGCCTCTGATTTCCATCGCTACGGATGAGTACAATGTGGAACACACACGCCGCATGATTGAAGAGAAGCTTGCCACAGATGAAGCGTACTATGTTCTCTCTGATGTGGCATACAAGCCCAAGTGCCCTGTTCCAATTATAGAGGAGTCCCAGAAGCTTTCGGTTGCTGCTGGGATTGCTAAGGCTGGCAAGCCTGTAACAATCCGGGATCGCGACTTCATTGTGGATGCTGTAAGGATAGAATATGGGGACATGTTCAACTATGAGATTGTGGAGAGCCTTGAATAATTCCTGGACGTGACCAATCCAGGAATTTAACGACTATATAAAGGTATCGCTTCATCGTAACCAAGATGGAATTCGTATACGATTTCGATGAAGCAAGCAAAGCATGGAAGCAGAACAAGAAAGCATCCGGCAACGGGACATACAGATACATCTGTGGATGTATGACGAGAAAAGGAACCCCGTGCGAGAATAAACCTCGAAAGAATAGTAGTCACTGCCACCTGCACTGTTCAAAGACCGTCGACTGCACTCATGGCCAGTGACTCTTCCATGCCCGGTATCTTAACAGGCCCGATATCTTTCATGAGGTTCAGGAACCCTCGCGATACAGCGAGCTCCTCTACCATCTGTGCAAAGCTACTCCAATTGGCATCCGTCGCCCGGAAGCGGA